AATGGCCGCTTGGAGGTTCGCCGCCGTAGCGTTCGCCGAGCCGCCGAGGGTTACATCGACGTTGCCGCGAGTGAATGCCGAGTCGTTGTCGAACTCGAACGTTACCGAGTTGGCACCGTCGTTGATCGTGACGGTCTCGCCATCGGCGGGCTCACTAGCGAAGGTGAACGTGCCCTCCTCGTAACCCAGGCCGGTGACGTAAATCTTCTGACCGACGACAAGGTGACCAGCCGAGATGGCGGTAGCGAAGGCGTTGCCCGCATTCGAGTCAAACGTCTTAGTGGCACCCGTTCCAGCGCGGATTGCCGTGCTCTTGAGGATGATAACGTCGTTCGCGTCCATGACGCGCGAATAGTCCGAACCCGTCTCATCGACGGCGGTCGTACCCGTCGTCACGACAGTGGTGACGCCAGCGGCGAACGAAGCCGAGGCGACCTGCCAATAGTCGTTATTCGCGGGGTTGATAAAGCCTTCCGTCTTGATGCGACGACCTACCGTGAAGTAGTCGGTGTAGTCAGCGCCCGAGATGAGAACTTCGGTCGTACCAGCGTTGTCGTTCATAGAGACGAACGCGCCCTCGAACTTGTCGAAGGTCATCGGACGGGTCCATGCGCCGAGCAGGAATGCCTGCAAGAAGTCGTCGAGCGAGCCTGCCGAGAACTCGACGTTGATGTCACCGCCAGAGGAAGCGGCGGTTTCAATAACGTCCGAGATCATACGATCTGCACGAATTTCGTCGGAAACGACAGTTTCCTTCTCAGCCGTCAGAGACGACGAGGTGATACGCATCTCACGAGAAGACCCGGAGGCCGGAGTCACGCCCCAGCAGTCGGTCGCTTCGGCGAGGTAGCGAAGGATGGCGCGGTTCGATTCCGCCGCCTGCAAGCCGCACTGATTTACGGGCATGTAATTTACCTCCTAGCTAGGGGAATTTCGTTAACGATCTTAAGGATGGCCAATCCGTTAACCATACTTAGTAACCTTAACGAAAAATTCAAGACCTATGGCGCTTTATGATGAAGTATCCGACGATTCCGGCGAATACCGCGATAGTGATCAGTCCCGTGATGAAATCCCCTTCCGTGAAGGGCTTAGCGGCCACGGTGATGCCGCCGACGCCGATGGCGATTTCCTCCAGATTCGGGAGCTTAGACTCTGGTTTATCAGTCATTTTCGGCAAGGCGGGAGCCTGCGTGACCTCGGTCCGAGGACGGCGGACGCCTGCGATGCGCGATCTGGGGAACTTGGAGACGTTGACTCCGTCGCTCTGGTTCCCGCCGAGGAGGTAGACGAATTCGTCATCCCACTTCACGAAGAACCCGACATGCCCCTGCCAACTTGACGGTGAACCCCGATGGAGAACAACGATGTCCCCGTACTGCGGGACACCTTTCACTTCATCACTATCCGGCAAGTTAAGAAATGATTTGGCAAGGAGACTCTTCGTACCCCGCCGCCCCGCTTCATACAGAACTGCGTTGAGATACGCCGCGCACCACGCGGTCTCGTCGTCTTTGATCTCTGGGTGACCCGACTTGGCGAAGAAGGCCACGACGACAGGGTTATGTCGGCTTCCCTTGATCTCTTTCTGGCCCTTGTACTTAAGGGCGATGTCCATCCAATCCGTCGATCCCATAATCGCTACTCCTTATACCGGCGACGCGTCGATGCAGAACGGTACTAGGACGGTCACCATGTACCCTCCATCCTGCGAGCGCGCCGCGCCTGAACTGTCTGACGGGTACAGTGTTACGTTGGACCCGCCTGCTAACGAGAAGTTCTGTTCCTTGAACACTCTGTTGAGAGCGTCCACCATCTGCCACAAGTCCTTGGAACCGGAGTCCTTAGGCACGATGCAGTCGATCATGAAGAACCCCTTGGTTCTGATGAATGACTGCGTTGTCCCGATTGCCGCTTTCTTCGATTCCTGAAAGCGGAACCAGCACATCAAGTAAGGGTCGTTCTTTGGCTGGATGAACGCGTGGTTTTCCAGCCCCACTTCGACGGCTGAACCGTACTCTGTAGGGAAGTAGGTTAGTAGGCGATCATACATCGCCTTACGCATGTCTTCCTTCACGCTCATTTAACGTTCTTTCCGAACAGGGCTTTGACCTGCGCTACCGCCAATTCGCTGATGACTGTCTTGCCAGCGTTTCTCTGACGAACGGGGTGTGAGAAGCCGTGGTCTCCTGTATCAATGTCATCCCAGTTGTACGCTGACGACGTTACGTAGACTTTATCTGACAGTTTATAGCTAGCCATCTTCGCCGATGCTCTGGCAATCGCCTCTGCTGCCTGCCTATTCGGCTCCGCTCCGAGGGGCATATTCTTCGTATCCCCGAACTCAGGATGGGGTAACCAGCGCCCATCACGAGCAGTATCTCCACGGTCAGGGTGTGTCTCGGTGGCATTACTTCCGCTTGGGTTGTTGCTCACGGAGACGCTTCGAACGCTTCGTCCTGACCACACAGGGACGCTACCTATAATAGCGTCCAGCAACTCCATGGCGACTTGTCTGCGCAGGTCCTCTACTTCCTGTTCCTTCTTCTCGATGAACTTGTCGAAACGGGCTCTGAGCCCCCCCATTCCGACCAGCCTGACTGACATTAGACGGCCCTCACGACGAAAACATACAGAGCGTTTGTGGGGGCAGGCCGTATATTCTTGATCTCGTACTTGACTCCCTCGACGAGCATGTAGTCGTCCTCTTTCGGGGAGATGCCCGCCGCCGAAAAAACCGACCCAGCGATCAGAATCTTGGTCTCATCCAACTCTGTCTTCTTCCAATCCTGCGTCTCCACCTTACTCTTGTACTTAATTCCCTGACATGAGATAAGGGTCTCAGTGACGTTGATAGAGTCAGTGGCGACGCTGTATCCTCCCGTGACGACGGAATAATAAGAGATCGTCAGCGGCACGTCATCGAGTGCCGCCATCGCCTTATCAACCGCGTTCGATAGGATAGCCTTGAGAGACATTATACGAGTGTTTCCTTGATCTTCACGCTCTTAGAATTCTTCCGAATGAACTGCCGTTTCCTGTAGTCACGCGGCCCAAGCACTGGAGCACGCCGTTTATCCCTTGCGGGAAATAGTTGATAGCCGTGGACTGCGTTCCATCTACGTATTCGATCTCGATAACGTCCGCCTTGATCTTCTTGATCTCACCACTTGTTGACAGCGGCACAGACGGATCGATGCCGTGAAACACATAGTGGAACGCTAACTCCACGGTAGCGTGCTTGATCGCGTCAGGAACTTCGTCGTACGGCTGTGTGAGACCATCACAGTCCACCGCGCCAGTACGAGGCCACCGTAGTCCAGACTCTTCGGCGTATTTGCTACCACGGTATGTCGCCGCGTTATCCAACGCTCGGGAGCCGAGCATCAGGTAGCGCTCCTTCTCAGTCGAAGACAGCGCCAACCACGGTGCCGTGTTGGGCTTGATCGTCAGATAGTCGTCCGCGAAGGCCACCGAGACATACGAGTTGGCGGCGGCGAGCCCAGTTCCGTCTTCTACTGTGAAAATGACTGCCACGTCTTACCGCCCTTCTCTTGTATCGCGGAACTTGACATAGAAGACCATACCGAGCGAAACCGCCGCTACCATCAAACTGATCGCGGTAACCGGGTCCTTCTTCAAGGGCTCAATAAGACTCGACACAGCGGCACCAAGACTTGTCACCGACAAGACCAAGAGTTTGATGGTGTCGCTGCTCTTGATGATCTCTTCGATAGCGTTCTTATTGGTCTCCGGCGCGTCCACCATGACGCCGCCGTCGTTGTCGTTAGGCTCATCCATAGGCTTCTGCTGCGCGATCTCTGGCTGAGCTGCTTCCATCGCCATCGAGTCGTCGTCGTCAGGGAGAAGGAACAGCGCGGTCTCGTCCTTACGGCGATTTGTCAAACCGCGAAGCGTCATCCACTTCCCGGTGTCGCGGCTGCGCGCCTTATTCCACCGGATGAACTGTCCCGCCGCTCCGACTACGTTTCCACGGTTCAGCAGCTTCAAAAGCGTGGACCGCTTGAAGTTTCCAGAACCACAGTTGTAAACGAACGACACGAGGGCATCGAATTGATGCTGCGTCAGGTCAACCTTAACAAGTGACTTTACCGTATCCTCGTCCTTGATCAGGTCCCGGCGAAGAAATTCCTCCCCCTGCTTCTTCGTGATCGTTCGACCAGGAACGGCCTCGACGCCGATGGTTCCCCAGCCGATAGTCCAGATGCCAACCGGGTCCTTATACGCCTTCGGGTACCAGCCCTCCCACTTTTTGATGAGAGCCAGACCAGCGGGCGAGATTCTTAGATTTTCGTTTCGTGTCGAACTCATATCACTTACCCCTCGTGTCCCACAGGACGTACGCCAGGAGGCCAATCGGAATGATCATACGAACCATGATCGTACTCACGACGAGAGACTCCGTTATTACGTCAGGATTGTTGCCCTGCATCCAATACACGGACAACAGAGAAATCGGCATGGTCAGCAGGATATCCAGGAACACCGGAACCCAGGTTCTAATAATCGGCTTCACGTCCATCGGCGCCTTCCTAGCCGATAGAAGGAAAAGTCCGCTTATATAGATAAGGATCGTCGTCAGTAGCGCGTTTTTGAAGGCAAGCTCGCTAGCGCGGAACGTATGTGTAGTCTCTTCTGGCGTGAAGAAGGAGAACGCCCACCAGCGCGCCTGTGCGACGGAGAACAATAGAAGCGCGAACGTCACGACGTTCAGCGCGTCGAAAGCGGCCTTGTTTGAGTACTTCTTAGCGACCAGGGCTAGCAGAACGAATGTCGCCGGTATGAACGTTGACCCTCCAGCGACCTCAACGCAGAACATCGGGATGATCTTGCCCGATCCGAGACTGGCCAGTATGCCGAACACGACCATCGATACTGTCGAAGTCGTAATACTTCCCCACTTCCAGCAGTACACTACGTACAGTGCCGGGAGTAAGAAGAAAGCGAGACTGATGGCCTGATCCCAGAACATTCCAGTTATCCTTTGCGCATTCTCCCCGTGTAGCGACTCTTTAGAAGCAAGACGACCAAGTTCAAAAGCTCAGCGCCCATGAACCCGAGGAAACCCGCAATGGCGGAAGTCAACTCTGAAGATAGTCCATAGGACTTGGCCAGCGTCCCTGCTAGATAGCCGAATACGCCGCTACCGATTAGCGCTGTGAAAGAGAAAAAGCGGGTGCTCTGCGAACTATTCCCGCACTCCGCGCAGGTATAGATGGTCATCTCACTCCCCCTTAGACGCAGAGCTACCCGGAAGTGCACGGTTCTTGATTACATAAGCCGCCCAGTCGAGTCCCTGCGTTCCGAGGTATCCGCCAATACCAGCCGAAACTAAAGCCCAGTCAGGCTCTATGCGCAGGACAACCTGCGCAACCATGTACCCGGAGAAACCACTAACGAGCGCATGCGCGAACAGCGCCGTCAGTTTCGGCATAACTCCGGTTCGAAGGTACGAATCCAGATAGCGCGCGACACCCCCGGCCATCGCGAGCAAAAGCCACATGACTTGGGCGGTGTACCCAAGCCACGTGGCGTCAGTTGTGTGAGAGGAAACGGGGTCCACGACTCACTCCAAGGTTGTTTTAGCCCAAAGGAGAGAGAGGCGTCGGCCTCACTTCCCCAAATACTTGCGCCGCCGTAACTCCTTCTGCCTACACGGTAGACAGTCGAACGGCGTTATTCCTTTCCCGCGCTCTCCGCCGCGATCTCGGCGTCGATAGCTGCAAGTTCCGCATCGATATCATCGCGTGCGTCGAACGGGACGACCTCTTCCTCTCCAAGGATCGGGTCTTCAACTTTCGCCGCCTTCTTACCTGCGGGCTTCTTCTTGGGCTTCGCCTCGTCTGCCAGTCTGGCGTCAGACGACATCTTGTCCTCAAGCTCCTTCTTACGGTCCTCGCGGCTCTTCACGTCCCGAGGAGCGTGTGCTTGGGCATCGATGGTGAAGTTGCTTGACTTCTGATACTTCCAGCCGAGGTGCGTGACGAGATCGGTCGCGTTTCGACGAGTAACTTCGTGGGGGTTGCCGTCCGTGTCGATAACGGTGACGTGCATTGCGTCTGACATTTGAGATGACCTTTCGTGTGAGTTGATTCTGACGAGTTTCTTATTAGTTATCGCGAAAAGGGCGGGTCAGGTTACCCCAACCCGCCCCTATCCAACTCCGTAGAGTCAGGAGTGACTTGATCACCCACCGCTTACGCGGCGAGATACGTCATCCAAGCACCGTAGGTGATGCTGAACGAGGTACCCGTGCCGTCGAGACGGACGCGGAGGTGCGTAGCACCCGGCTCCAACTTCTCGATGGTCTTCGACGAGATCGGAACCTCGTAGAAGCCCGTGCCAGGGATCGCCTTGAGAGCTGCGACTTCGACCGCCGAAGCGAAGCCAGCAGTCGTGTCAGCCTCGAAGTAGAGGTCGTAAACCTCGTCCGTGTCGGCGTAATCCGCCGCCGTGACGTGGACACTGACCATGATGATGCCATTCGGGATTTCGTTGTTGTCCCACTCAGCGCCCGTGAGGGTGTTGAGGGCAACGCCTGCCTCTGCGACATCCGCCGTCTCGGCACCGTCCGCAGCGTCACGAAGCGTTACCGCAGCGGCAGCATCGAATTCGCGAGTTACCTTACCAGCCATGCGAGCCATATGAAGAACCTCCTGCTTAGCTTCGCGTTTTCTTGGGAAGGGTTACCGCCCCGCTTGAGGGCGGTAACCTTTATTGTTAACGTTACCGATTACGCGGTCACGTCAGCGTTGGTGATGCCCCATACGCGGGCACAAGCACGACCGTGCATGACGGCCATACCAGCGATCCACTCAACGCGGGTGCGGTAGTAAACACCGTCGTCGAGCAGGCCAAGGTCTTCGACCTCCATGACGCCGTTCTGGAGACCCGTGACGTAACCGTCAGCGAGGTGAACGACGTAGATCGACGTGCTCGTCGAACCACCGGCAGGACCGGCTTCGTCGAAGTCGATGATCGGCTGACCCAGATCGTTGTAGTCGGCGATCAGGATCGGCAGGTCGTTGTAGCGGGTGACGCGGAAGCCGAACGAGTCGGTGTCAACCTGGATGTCACCGCCGACGCCAGCACGTGCCGCCTTGATGAGCTTGCGGCGCATGTCGGGCGACATGACGAGGTGCGTAGCACCGTCAACCTCGTCGATAGCCTTGTCGAGGGCTTCGAGAGAGAGCGGGCTGTTGGCGCTGGGAGCACCGAGGTTTGCAGGGATGAGCTGCGAACCGACGATACGCTTGCGCAGGCCGTCGAACTCACGCGGGTTTGCCTCGCTGTCACCGTTGATGATCTTGTCGGCGACGTGCAGAGCCATCGACTTGATCTTCATCGCTTCCTGCGATGCGCGAACGCCTTCACCGCGAGTCTTGATGATCGCGCGGTCAACGTCGAGGTTACCACCGACGATGCGGAGGACTTCGACTTCCGGGTTCACGACGCCGGTTGACGGGGTGTAGGTCTCGTTGTAACCACGGAAGGCGACGCCCGGAAGCGAACCCTCAACGGTGTACTGAAGAGAACCACCGACCACGTTTTCCCAGTTGAACGCACGCAACAGATCGCTGTTGCCTGCGAACATCTCGATAACAGCAGCGCGCTTGACTTCGCCGCTGTTCAGTTTGGACGCCTCAAGAAGGGTCAGACCCATAGTTACCTCCTAAATGGTCTTGAGCTGCCTGATATTCACGGAAACTCCCCGAGCTTCCACTTGGAAAGCCTCCGTGAAGTGGAGGCAACTAAGGAGACGCTTACCGCTTCGACGAAGATTTGAACTTCATCTGGTTAGCAATCTCCAATCGCTTGGACGCCGGGAGCTTGTTGAACTCAGCTTCCGTCATTCCACCGAACTGCTTGGTATCACCGCCGCCTCCAGCGCCGCCGCCCTGGCTGGCCTTGAAATAATGCGGGGCCTCCTTACGAAGGTCCACGGTGATCCACTCTTTCACGGTTCGACCCGTGATCCCGTCTTCGCCGAACTGCTTAACTCCGTCCTTCTTACAGGTCAGGGAGTTATCTTCCTCGACGATGAACGCGCCGTATGCTTTCTGCATTACGTCGCTGAGAGCTGACATCTGCACCCCGAGGTCGGGGTCGGTGAATGCCTCAGCAACGGCGCGGTCGATGAACGTCCGCTTGTAGTTCTTGACTGCTTCGTCCCGCTCAGCCTTCATGGCGCTTTCGCGCTGCGCAGCCTCAGAGACCTGCTTCTCGTACTTGCCACGAGCGATTTCCATACGCTCAGCGACGGTCTTCTCGATATCTTCCGGCGCGGTGATCTTGCCGTCCGCAACCTTCTGAGCAGTCTTCTTCAATTCCTCGTACGAATCCTTGAAGTCCGCGATGTCGAAATCCTCAGCCTTGACGCCGATAGCTGCGAGGATCGCCCCGAAGGATGATGTCGTCTCGTCAAGCTTGGTCGCCAACTTGGTGTTGTTATCGCGGAACTCTTCGAGCTTGGCTCTCGCGACAACGTTGACTGCGAACTTGCCCTTGTTGTCACCGTCTTCGGTGACTTCCTTCGCGACATCTACGAAATCGCTCGGGATGGATTCCTTGTCAGAGTAGTAAATGATAGGCATACGATAACTCCGTCATCGTTTTGTTCGGACCGGCCCCCGGCCCTGGGTACGCTCGTCTTTGCTAACCGTTATGGTTAATGATTATGGTTAACAAATCCTTTGCGTGATTGGACATATAGGGAACAACTCGTATTTGTCAAGGGGTCCCCTGCGATTACCGGTTTATTTTTGTTTACCGGATTTCTTGGAGAGTGGCTGGGCAGGCTTAGGCGCTGCCTTCATCTCACTCTTCTTGAGCTTAGACTTATGAGTTTCCAGGTCTTTTGTCAGTCCGTGCTCGTACTGGGCGGTCACTTTGCCCTGCTCAAACATATCGTCCTGTAGGAGCAATTGCTGCTCGCGGCTGAGAGCGGCCTCTTCCTGCAAGACGCTCTGCTGCCGTTCGGCCATATCATCCCGCAGACGGCTAGAAGCATCCGGGTACCCTGCGTGCATCGCCGCCACATCCGGCTGATTCGGGAAGTTCTTGAGGTCGCTCAGCATCTCCTTGAACTCTTCCAAGGTGATGTCTTCAGAGATGAACTCGGAAGCCTGTAGCGTCTCGTACACCGACTGAATCGGAATGATCCCCTCTTGGTAGAGGAGGGCTACGGCTCGCAACTCACGCGCAGCAATGTTGAGCGACTTGAAGTCCTGGTTCAACTTGATCTTGATACCCTTGATCGGCTTTCGCTGCCAGTCGAGGTACCACGTGAACACCCGCGTCAGAGCTAGGCTGAGAGATTCTGTGATGTTCAGGAGAATAGACATCTCGTTCGCTTGCTTAAGCGCGAAGATGTTGTCAGATTCGGCGGTAGCTTGGGGGCGGATACCCATGATCCGCCCGCCGAGCTGTGCGATGTGCTCTTCCTTCTCGGTCAAGCTATCTGTTAATGACTTCAAGCCTGTCCCGTAATACTCAAGCACACCCGGCTTCATGTCAGGGCCGACTTCCCAGACGACTGACGGACCGACGTGGTAATCGCCTGTTTCCTGACCAGGAGCGATGGGGACGTAATACACTGGTAACGCTGTGTAATATCTCCCGTGCTCAAGCTGAGCAGAGGTCCGATAGTGCGCCATGTTCAGCGCGGTGATGTCATAAACCGGGGATTTCTGGACTTCCGGCGTCGGCGAGAACGGTCCCACGATTACCATAGGGATGAAGTCGAAAGGCTTCCCGTTACGTGTGGGAGTGACTTCTTCATACTCCTTGCCCAAGAATGAAGGGCTTTCATCCGTGGGGTCAAAGTTGTACAACCGCTGCTTGTAGACGCCGTTATCTAGGAGGAGGAGACGGTACCGTGCGCGTAGCGAACTCGTACCATCCCACGGATTGCTCGGAGCAACTGTACTGTCATCCAGGCGAGCAACGTCACTGACAATTTCCCGTAGAAGAACATAGGATAGTACCTCCCTACCGTTGATCACAGTTGTCTGCCAAGACAAGATGTTCTCGGCGACATACTCAGTCATATACACCCGCTGATCCTTAGCGGTCATATCGACGAGTACTCCTACACGCCCCACGGAACAAATCTCGTAGGCGAGCTTCTTCGCGAACAGGTTCAGGTCTAGTCCGTTGATTGTTACGTTATCAAGGTCGGCCTTATTGGCGTTCTCGGCCTTGAGAGGGCGGCGGAAGATGGTCCCGACGAGGCCCAACACCGTTCTGGCTACCATGTTGACGTAGGTAGCCCGCTGTTTGTAGGTCTCGTACGAGGTGCCGTATTCGACATCCAGGGACGGCAGATAGTCCGTGCCCTTCTCTTTAACGCGCCGCTCACCGGCCAACGAATCGCGAATCATCACCCACTCTGGGTGATAATACTTGTAATCGGAGTGCAGAAACGAGGTCAGTTCGGACCGCGCTTGCAATGCCTCCAGCGAGTTGGAGCCGGTTCTGATCATGCAGTATAGTTAATCACTTTGGTTAATTTGTCAAGGGGGTACGGGTCACTGGCTGTGGAGCCTACCACACCCCCTTGACTGCCCAGGCGAGTTAGGGCTGCCCTGGGGTTACTTCTTCCGGCTGGCCGGGATGGCGGCTTTCTCCTCAGCAGCGCTGTCTCCGGTTGCTGCTTCCTGCTTCGGGTTGTCCGCCCAGTCGGCGATCTCGAAACGCGGCTTGTAGTTCTTGAAGCCCTTGGACTTGAAGTCCTGAGCGCCGAGAGATACGACTGGGGTCTGCTCCTTGAGATCGTGGATAGCGGCCTGCTCCATGATCTCGCCGAGCAGGCGACCCACTTCGCGCTTGGCCGATTCCGAACCGAGCTTCAGAATGTACTGCTTGTTGTCGTCCACGCCCTTCAGGAAGAGCGAGTACTGCATCGACCAGCCTTCGCGCTTCTGAGGATCGGTCGAATACGGGCCGTGGTCGGTAAGATCGTCCTCATCGGGGAGAACGTCCAGGAGGGAGACTTCGACGGTATCCACCGGCTTTCCGTCCTTCCAGCAGACGTAGCCCTGCTTCGACTCGAAGATGTTCAGGTAGACCTTGGTTCCGCTGGGGACCGAGACATCCTCACTGCCGTTGTTGTACGAGTAGATACCGACACGACCTTCGAAACGCATGAAGTTCGAGTTGACGGCTGCCGACTTGTCAACAGCGCCCTGGAGGCGGGCAAGAATTTCAGCCTGAGACATTGCTCGCAGGCTGTTCGAGTTTGATACCGCTAGATTGTTTGCCATAGGATGGCGTCCTTTCGCTTTGTCAGATTGTCACTTGTCAACTTGTCAACTGTTATTGTTTTAGTTGATTGTTAACCCTACCACAGGCCGCATCGCGTGTCAAGCGTTAAGGTTAAATGGAAAGGTTAACGACGAATTGCGTCTTCCAGGAGAAATGGTGCAGAAGCGCGAAGATTGCCGTTAACCTTCCCGGTTAACTATATAGCAGCTATGTGGATGGAAGTCAACGCAGGCGGAGGGGGTACAACCGCTGCCGTGGTGCGTTGGCGGCGCGGGGCTGCGTTAGATAGGCCCGGTTCATGGGTTCCGTCGCGTCGTCGTTCTCGCTGTACCCCGCCAACTCTTCTAAATACTGAGTTAGTCTACCAAGATGTGCCTTGGCGATGAGGTATGCCGCTTCGTGCGTAACATGTACGCGCGCCTCAGAATTGAGCCGACGACGTAACCATCTGTCCACGTCGTCTTGAGCCTTCTCGACATCATCGTCCAAGATGGCGAAGTGTGTATCTTTCTCCGCCCACCCACGCTCCCTCATGAGTAATCTGAGATGGCGCGTCTCATTCACGGAAGAGACGACGACGAGATCGCCGGGTTTCACCTCCCGCATGAGCTTCGTCGTTCTACCCGTCCCACGACTTTGAATCTCATGAAGTTCAAGGGCGACATGTAGTACAGAGGCGATGCCATAAGGGTCCATCACGACTCCTCGAACTTGGTCCGCAGGACGAAATACGGATTCCCCTCTACCATGTAGTCTTCCGGGTCGAGGCCAGAGTCCTCGGCTAGCCTCTTCGCGTCGAGCTTCTTACGCCCGCCGTTTTGAGATAGAGACGCACTCCACCCTTCTCCGCCCATGCGATTCGTGTCAGCTTCGAGAAGGAGTTCACGAAGCTCGAACTCGGCCTCCTTCTTCTCCGCCTCCATCGCCTTCATGTCGGCGCGCAGCGTCGCAACCTTCTTCACGGCTTGGTAGAATATCTCCATCTCCTCTTCGGAGAACTCTTTAGGCTTCCTGACGTTGCCGGAATATCGAGAGGCATCAGTCTGCGCGCACGCTGATACGAACTTGCAGTAGGTGCAGTCGTTGCGCATCTTGCCTTCAGTTGGGAAGTCCTTCGCGGCCTTATCGGGATCGAACACCGCGTCCGCGCGCTCCTTCGCACGCTGATAGACCTTATCGTCGTACTTGACAGTAGCTACCCGGATATCTTTGAGATTCGCGGGGTTGATATATAGAACCGCCACGTAGTCTGGCTGATAGTTGGTGTTCCGCCGCAGTGCCCCCATCTGCACGTGCCCCTGCCCCTCATGCCTCGGTTTGGGTCTATAGTAGACGACCTCGGTGGAAGGGTCGATAAGGGACGGTCCCTTGAACTTCTTGGGGGCCGCGTACTCGCCGCCAAACGTCTTGATCTCAGTGCCGAGGACGCCGCCACCACCGATGTCTTCCACCCCATATTCTACGAGCGCATCCGGCGCAAGATCGACGACTACGCCGTCAGGTGTGGCCGATAGTCGTCCATCAACGAACGTCTTCTGCTCCCCGCCCATGAATAAGCAGCGGTCTCTCCCGAACATATCTTGCAGACAGGGCACAGCGAAATCATTTTCGATGAGGTTACCGCGCTCGGCGTGCCCCCATTCAGGGTCCTCTTCCTCAGGGTCCTCTGCCAGCTCCGGTGCGCGCTTCTTGAACCACAATTCGCGCCAGCATCCGAACACCTCCGACGCACCACACGTCTGCGAGCGGTCGTGCGCCCACACCTTTTGCCCTCTGGCCACTGCCGCAGAGAAGCCATCTTTGAAGTTGACTGCCATAGTATCTCCAAGAACGCAGTTTGGCGGGGGACTTGCCCCCGCCTTATCATCTTACTTCTTACGGCGGAACCACCACCATCCATTGCTCTTGGATGGTCCGTCGTCGTCGTCGAGGCCGGGGCCGTTGTCGTCGTTGAGGCCGGGGCCGTTGTCGTCGTCATCCGGGCAAGGGTTGTTATCGCAGTAGTCCCAGGACATCCCACAATCGCACGTATCCGAGTCATCGTCATCATCGACCGACCTGAAGGCGTCCTCGTGCCAGTCAGACACACCATCGACAAGCGTGTCTCCACCGACGACGCGGTGCTTGTCCAGCGCCTCTGCCGCCTGGGATTCAGACAGTTCGCTGATCACCTCATAGGCGCATACGCGCATCTTCGAGTTGTTATAGTCGCGAGGAACAGCCACAACGTCGGCGGGATCAACCTTGCACACGACGACACGATCCCCGGCACTGTTGGACGACCCGAACGACGGAAGGTACTGCCGCGCGCAGACGTGCAAACCCTTGGCACACGTCTGGTCGCGGTTTGCCTCAACCTCCCACGCCTCAACGCGCGGTTTGGCACCAACGGAGTTGTCGAACGTCCCCGAGTGGATGTCCTTGTAGTCGTTCCGTACCTTCTTGTAGACGATGAAGTATCCGTCCTCTGTGATGGGGATGTTGTTCGCGGCCAGGAAGTCATAGAGGCTTTCCACCGCCTCACGACGAGAGTTCTTCAGAAGACGCTCGGTGAACCTCAAGACAGGCTCCACCGGATATCCCTCGGCGACGTGCTCCATGATGCGTTCCGCGATAGGAAGTTCCAACTTCCTGCCACGGTACATGACGCCATCCCGCGTGACAGTGACGGAGCCGTCCGTCACATCGGTTGCCACTTTGATCGCCTCACGAACCTTCTCCAGGGTGTCCATCAACCCCCGGATGGTGCTGTCCTCGTCGCCGCGAATGATCGCCGCCTTGACTTCATCGAAGTTGGCGTGATCCTTCGGCCAGATGTAGTGCGTACCGTCGTTAAAAAATACGGTAATCGAGTCACGCTGGGCGATATGGGCGTAGTTCCTGGACATTAGGCAGCTGCCTTGTTGAGGGTGTCAAGATTATAGTCGCCAGAGACGAGGCGGTCAACGAAGTCGTCGAAGATTTCAACCAACTGGGTTACTCTCGCGTTATCAGCGAGCTTTGGAGGGATGTCGTACGTGGGGAGTCCGTCGATGTCCTGCCATCCCTTGATATACCGCTTCATGTGGTGCAGGTCGGTAGGAACACGCTGGGAGCGACACAGTGCTGACAGCGCACTGTAATTCTGCTCGCACAGGTTGACGAGATCAGTCAGTGAGTCCCCGATGTTGTTACCATCGTTGCTGTTGATGTACTTGCCGTAGACGTTCGACATGAGTCTCTCAAGCGGTCCCCTTCTAGCACTGCTGGAAGTGTCGATACCAAAGAGGCTCTGTTGCATCGTGGCGGCTCTCAAGGCCATGGTCGTCTTGATGAGGGGGTCCCTCCGCAACGTAGCGAGAAGTCCTATCCCATCCGCGCGCTCTTCGTTGGTCATCTTCATGGAGGCGGTATCGAAAGCCACGTTCAAGAGCAGAACCACAGCCTCGTTCCGGCTCATATAGCTGAAGTTGCGTACGATGACCTCATCGTCTGAATGTAGATCAAGGAGTTCATTCTCAACCTGAGCGTGGACCGCACTCGGAAGGTGAACCCAATCCGGGGCCTCCTTGGCGATTCGCGCCGCTTGGTTCTCAGTCACGCGGTATATCGGGGAGTCGTCGATAAAGTCGAGTTTCCGAGCCTCCTTAACCAGCGCGGTTACCGCCGACGAACTCAGCTTATGCGGAGCCGTCGCCAACTTCTCTACCAACTTGATATCCGGGTGCTTGAACAGACAATCGTACGTGACGGAGAATCGCGTGATGTAGTACGCCTTCTTGAGATAGTCAGGCTCTACCTTGTCTTTTTCCCAGCCGTTGCTGCCGTTCCACGCGTATACGCTGGTGCGCGAGTGCGCCCGCTGACGCTGGTCCCCCTCATCGGGCTTCAGGTCGTCAGCGGTGAACGCCGCCATCAGGATACCGAGTTCGTCGAAAAGCTCCATAATCTTGTCGATATTCCCCTTGGGGCAACGAATGACGTGCGCCTGAAGGAAAGTGGATGACGAACCGCGCGGGAGAATCGCCTTATCGAGCAGTCCTCTGAGATGTTCAGGGACGCGCTCCTCCCACTTTGGGAGGTTCGATGGAAGGAAGTACACGATGTTCGGCAGTTTCACATCGATAGCCGTTCTCGCCTTGGACAGGCTGAGGTTCAGTTTCTCATTGGTTCCGCTGTAGTTCCTTTCGAATGACAACGAGTATGTCGCGAGAAGCGCACGGCCATTCGGAAGACGCGATGCCGCCACCGTCGTATCCACATTAGGCGCAGGGATAGTCTGTTTGACCTTCCGAATCCTATCCTCGGGATTACCCTGAGCGTCGTACGCCGTGTACACTTCATCGACTTCAGGAAGCGTTTCCACCCAAGCTTTGTGGTTGCTTCTGACGTGATCGCGAACCAGCGGAAGCAGTCGAGCCACCGTTGTCAATGCAGCGAAGTTGTTCGAATCCCGCGTGGTGATCAACTTTTTTGAAAGCCTCTCCAGAGCGTCGTTGAACTTCCTTGCGTCTCCAACGATATCGATAAGAAGCTGTTTGAACGCGGCGAAGATTTCCGCCAGTTTTTCTTCGATATTCGAGACGGACCTCGTATTATAACGGATTGCCTCGCGCGCCATCGTCACATCGCACGTCCCGATGGGGAGGTCGAACATGACGTGGCGACCTGAGTCGCGGATGCTGTCGAGGAAATCCCGGAAGCCGGTGGGAAGGTTGATAAGCTTGTTCTCGTCCAACGGATATATCGCCGACCCCTGGCGAATAAACGCCTTCCCGTTCTCGTAACTCGCCTGATTCTTGGAAGGGTCCGCCAAGAACAGACCCGGCGCAACTTCTACGATAGCAGTGTAGAATTGCAGTTCGGCCTGCTTAATGTCCCCGTCGAATTTGACAGGCTTGTCGAACCAGCAGAAGTGCTGAGCAGCGAGCCCGTCGATGATAAGTTGCCGAGAGGAGTATGCCACCGGCACCTTCACCTCGACTCCGCCGCGCTCGATGTCGTCGTCCTCTGCCGGAGGCACGTCGAAGATGTGGCTGATCTGGGGAACGTTGTCTTCGGTAATGGAAATAGTGTAGAGGCGCACTCGCCCAGTTTCGTTGAGGTCCGTACCGTTGCTCTCATACGGCGCTCCGTTCCAGCCCGGAGCGTCAAAACAGCGGACCGTGTAGGTGTCGGAGATTGACAGCGGCGACTTGGAGCCGACGCCGAACATCCCCGTCTCCTCGTTGGACTTGCTCTTCGTGCTGTGACCGATCTTAGAGAACAGCCACATCACGAAGTCATGCTTCATGCCAGCGCCGTAGTCCCGCACGATAAACGTAGGATCGAACGTTGTGGGGAGGAAGACGCGAATAGCCTCCTCAGGGTTCTGCGCCTTGACGTGAGAGTCGAAGCCGTTCGCCATAAGTTCGCGAACGACCGTCCGTTCCCGCTCCGAGTAGATGGACGAGATGACGTTGGCCATCAAATCGCCCTGAATTTCGAACGAGAAGTCTACCGTCTCCGATACGCCACCGACGACCGGAGATTCACGACCTTCTTCAACTTTTTTCATGCGTAGGAATACCCCTGTCAGACGCTCTTGCCAGCGCGATAGATGTGGAGTTTTGTTGCGCGCAGTCCCTCGACGCCGTGTTCTGCGTACAGCGTCTCCCACTCTCGATACTCTGTCGGAGTGAGGTTGTAAAGTGTCATCGCCTCCTCCCGTGACAACAGCCCACCACGGACGGCATGGACCACCTCAGCCTTACGGCGAGGCACCCAGCGACGCGTTTTGGGATCAGGCAAATCGGCCAGCGTGAGGAGTTGCGCGGTAGGGCCGACTACAGCCCTGGGGCGCTTTGGTGTGCGTGCAGTCATGGGGTCATACCTCCATCGGTTGATGAGAGGCAATCTAGCATGTTAACCGCGAATGTAAAGCGTATCTATACGGTATGGTTAATACTTAGTTACCCTTCGTTTTCTTCGCAAACTCCGCGTCGGCGTTAGCGAGGTATTCCTGCAAGTCCTTATGAGTCGAGATCAGGTCGGCGTACAGGAGTTCCTTCATCACACGAGCCGCGCCGATGGTATCCGACAAGGCGTCGTGTGCGTTAAGCAGGAACTCTCCGGTCACGCGGCGGTGTACCTGCTCCAACTTGTACCGCGCCCCGAGCGCGGTCATCGACTGTTTCATGATGCAGATGTGGCTGACGCCCTCGTCGTGCCGCCCGAGAACGAGATCGGTTCGGAAATCGGGGTGAGCGCGCCCTGACGATGAACGAATCAGTTTCTCGTCGAAGTCCAAGTTATAGGCGGAAACCACGTCCGCTTTGCGACGCACTTCCCGCAGTTCAGCCATTACCTCTACGATGTCGCGCCCCTCAGCTCGTATCTGTTCCTCGGACAGACCGTTGATCTCCATAGCTTTCGGGTCGAAGTGCGCATCCTCGGGGGGATTGACCAGTGTGTCCAGCGTGAACTCATACTCGTCTTCGGCGAGGTCCATGAGAACCGCACCTAGCTGCACCACCCACGGCTGCGCCGGATCGTAGATATCCAGCTTGCGCGGCAGACCTGTCGTCTCGGTATCGACCACGAGCACTTTCGTGGAGGCCAACTTGATTCCCAGGTCTTTCGCCACCTGGGAAGGCTTTAGGAAGTTCATCTGTACACCGTTTGAGTTAACATTTATGGTTAACATTATAGTCCAAACGGTGAACAAAGTCAAGCGCCCCGTCAGGAGCGTTAACTCCTGACGAGGTGCAAGGTCACTACGCGTGACACGCCACGTTTTACAGACGGATTAGCACGAATCGGCGTCCTCGTTGCTCTGTCCTGCCGTCCTCAGTCCCTAGGCTAGACCTTTTCGCCTTCGGGTTAAGCTCCCCAAACTGGCGGTACGTGGCGGTGAGTCCACGCCCTATGCCTTTTGGGTCGGTCGCTTCAAGCTCTTTTGTCTAACTTAGACATCTTTTCGTACCTCGTAAGAGTGGAATCCTGCCTCCTCGCGGAAGCTTAGGAATTCCGCCCCGCTCTTCTTAAACAAAGGGGGGAAATCTGTTCTCGCGTCGTCGTCATCGGCGAGCACGCGGAAGGTAACACCGGTTGGAACTTTCTTCAAGTGCTGTTTCAACCGCATGGAAGATATCGGGCAACGGAGGCCGCGTAGGTCGATATCGTGAGACATCACGCCGCTCTCCCCAGGGTTGCGAGCGGGACAACGATGTCGCCACCGAAAACTACCGCGCCTTCGTCGTCGTGGACGGCGTAGGTCCCCGCATGGTAGTCGAAGAACAGGTCGCCAGGAGGAAGGTCAACCGCGTCGTCTGGCTCGAATCCGTAGAACAGCAGACCGCTGTCGCTTACCTGATCCCACCCGGTGTGCGTACCGACCACCCTTCCAAGAATAATCAAAGGAGTTCTGTCTTCAGTCGTCATCTTCTTCTTCCCTCAGTTCGATGAATCTTCCATCATAGAATTCGACGGTTGGCCGTACCCACACCGTCCCATCCTGTCCCTGGTACACCGTCACCGATGACAGGTCCTTCTCTAGTACTGCGGTGGGATACGTCACCATGTAAAGTCCACCGGTCTTCACGTGACGGTGTGTCGGTACCCAGTCGTCGTAGGCACAGTCGGCACACGTCGAAGCGCGCTTGTCGCCTATGAACTTATCGTCGCATAGAC